CTTTATCGTGTTCGCCAGCTTTTGAATGAATAGAATTCATTGCCGCTTTAACAATAGCATTGTGTTCTTTCTCAAGCTTCATTCCAGCAGCGTGTCTCATTACAATCTCACCATGCATTGTAGCACGTTTGATATGAGCAATTGTTGCTTTACCAGTATGATCTACATCTTTGACAATATCAAATAATTTATCTAAATGTTCAGCAGCAGACTGAGCATCAGAAGCATTCGTTTCTTTTGGAAGATCTGCATAAAGCTTTTGAGCTTCTGGAGATACTTCAAATGCCTTGGTAGTGTAAGATCCTACTGCAACCTGATCGTTTTGATCAGACTCTAAAGAATGCTTACTTATTCCTTCTAGAACAAGTCTTACTGCGCTACCAAGTGTTACATAACTCATTTCATCGAAGCCCTTAGCATCCAAGCATGCTTGTTGTGTTGATCAAGTCTTTCTTCAATGAAATTCACTAGACCATTTTCACCATACTTATCAGCCGCTTCTCTTGCAGTTTTTAATGAAGCAAGAACTCTGGCATTATCAGAAAACAACGTGGATACCATCTGCTCTGGTTTAATAATCAAAACTTCATCATTGATATTTGAGAGCTCTTGAAATCTACCAAATGATCCTGGAGCATATGCGTTCTGAGCACGAATCTCTTCGGCGAACTGGTCAATGGCTCCACCAACCTCTTCATAGATCTTACCAAAGAATTCATGATACATGGCAAACAGCGGACCTTCTACATTCCAGTGATAGTTTTGTGCTTTCACATAGAATGCGTAAGTATCTGCGAATGCGACTTTTAGAGGCTGTACTACTTCTTCCATTATGTTCTGCATCTCCATCTACGTAGTGACATCGCCTTACGTGTAGGACGACCTTTTTCATCCTTCATAGGTCCCGGCATGCCACCCATACGAGCACAGAAAGACTTGCGTCTCTTGGCATCTTTTGATCCCGGCTTGACTTTACCGGTCACAGCAGTCTGAATCTTAGATCCTGGATTTGCTCTACGTACAGCTTCAATACCTTTTTGAGTCATACCAGCACCAGCTTCGGTTGCTCTGTAATGGCCCTTAGAATCTTCTCCACGAGCTTCCTCTAGAAATTTCTTAAAGCGTATCATCTGGTTTTCCATCTGTTAAATTGCCAGTGCCAATGATTTTTCTGTTTGCTTTTTGTTTACGTACAACAGTCTTACCGCTTGACGTGCGAACAACAACACCTTTCACGTCAGCAGAGCGAACTTCTTCCATCGCATCAACTACATCTGGATGCAACTCAAATGCAGGCTTTATCTTAATGCCACACTCTTCAGCTGACAGTGTTACACCGATTCCAGCTGTCCAAGCCATATTGAAAGTCTCATTCAGATCAGCTTTTTCTTGACCTGGAGTATCTTTCTTATATTTCTTAGCAAGTGAATCGGTTCCAACTTCTCTTTGAGCAGGAGTATCTTCGCTTAGACCAGCATGCTTCTCTGCAGACTTTTTGAAGTCCATACCAAAGTATTTCTTCTTGCCCCATTTGTTTGATGCTACCCAAGCAGTTTGTTTGGTAGAACCTTTTTCAATATGAGGCTTTACATATGGCTTCATTTCACCCTCATCAATAATCTTCTTTTGAACTTCCTGCTGCTTTCTTTTTGCTTTTAAATTAACAGGAGGACGATCAACTACTTCACATGCTTCTCTTGCAGATCTTAGAGCTCCAGGTGTAGGTGCACCTTTTTCTCCTGGCTTACGCATACGCTCACCAGATCCAGCTTTAATTCTCTTGCGCTTAGCATGAATGTTAGCCCATAGACTTTCATTCATATCTTCTTCGCGAAGATCTTTATCTGCACCATGATAAGTTCCTTTACCCTTGGTGATATACGAGTTCACCCGAGCCATACCCCATTGTTGTGGAGTGGTTCCTGGTCTATGGCCTGTATTCCATGCTGCTACACCACGAGCATAGACCTTTTTCAAGATAGATAGAGAAACACCAGATTTCTTTGCTTTGTCAGCAAGTCCTGCAGCTGCTTCATTGATAAGAGCTTCAACTTCTTCACCATACATTGCATGGTATTTTTTAGTATGCTGAGAAAGTGGCATACCTTTTTTGCGAGCTGCTTTATCTCCTGGAGCATCTTGATATGCGCGATCATCACTGTCAGAATATTTTTGCATCTTCTTCCAATGAGCTTCACGCTTCTTAGCGGTAGCATCACTCAGACCAGCGTGATAATCTTCCATAAAGTTCATAAAGGAATTATCAAGCTTTTCATTGATAATCTTTTCTTCACGAAGATCTGCATCGAGATTCCATGCTCTACCTTTGGCAATATAGCTATTCACTCGGTTAAATGCAATCTGTTCAGGTGTCTGATTTGATTCTTCCATATACGACGAAAGACCGCGCTCGAACACTTCCTTGAGAGTCGAGAACGGGACACCAGTTTTTTCAGCTTTTTTAATAAGTGTCTCTGTAATTGGATCTGTGCCAATTGTAGAGTTTAGCATTCTACGTAGAGTAATGCTGAGTGGATTATTTTCTCTTTCAAACTTGCCAATTGCATTTTCAATAATATCAACAAGTTCTAGTGTTGACTTCTCATTCAGATCATGAAACAGACCTGAGAATTCTTCTGATGCAACTGTATGGATACTCTGCATTGGAGCTCCACTATGGAAAGACTTCAATCTTTCAAATTCTGCTTTTCTGAGTTTTGGTAGAAGCCGTGCAGCAATTCTCTTAATAAGTTTGGTCTTCTTTGCTACGGCAGTATCTACCTGAATCTTTTCAGCAGTTGATAGCTCGGCGTAAGGAATATCCTTGCGAGCAGAAACTCTTGATTTTAGAATTGCACGTGCTTTTGCTTCAGCTCTTGCCTGAAGCTTCTTTGGTCCAGCAAGACGAGCTTGAGACAGCTCTTTTGCTCTCTTGAGTTTTGGCTGAATGCGCTTGAGTTGGCGAGCTCTTTGTTGACGTTGAACAATTGTAAGAGCTTTACGTTCCTGAAGGGAAGCGGTTAGGACGGCAAAGTCCTCGTTTGTACGGCGCTTGTCATCTAGCTGAGGATTGATGTCAATGCCATCTAGTGGTTTACCAGTTGCAGATTTGCCCGTAGGCTTCTTTGAGTTCTTTTCTGGTACCGGTTTATTCTTCTTATCTTCCATCAGAGTTTCCCTTGGGCTTATCTGTAAACAAACGGGATTGCCGTAGCCTAACCGCCGTTTTATTTATATTAATTGTATTCTTCCCAAGTGATAGAAGCAACGGCATCATCGTTATTTGTTGTAGCAATCACTGAGATAAGAAATGTATCCATAGATCCATCAAGATTTGTTTTTAATTGATAGCTAGAATTGAATCTTTTAAAGTCTACATCTGTCACAGAGACGCCAGTTCCACCTGTAAACATTCCTTGTAAAAGATTGATGCCGCCAGTGTATGAAGTTGGAGTAATATTATATTCTACGTGACTCTCGTCTCCACCAGAAACCCATGTTCCACCTACTACGTTTGCTGCTTGTGTGATTGTATACCTAAATGCAGTAGATTGAAGCCCGTAGATGTTCATTCCAACTGGAACTACAACTCCGCCAGCTCTATTAGACTTTAAGCGAATTGCAATAACCGGAGTATCTGTTACGTTGGATATATTCACTCCGGTGAGCGGAGTCGAGACCGAATTTGTAATTACTCTAGGTGTGTGACCGCCTTCTGAAATAACGGTATTACAGATATGTTCTAGTGTAGTATTGCTAGCTGATGTACCAGTGTTTTCGATTTCATAGCGAATAGGAAGAGACGCGGTCGACATATATGTTGATGTAATAATATTCGCATGATGAAACTTGTGTGCGGTGTAGAACACACCATTCACAACAAATCCCATGCGCATTGTACCAGCTCCGAGCCACTCAATGTCCATCCATTGAATTTGTGTCTTTGAGAAATCTAGTGTTACTTTGGAATACCCAGTACCATCGAACTTATCTTCTGACCATTGACTTTGAGGAACACGTGTTTCCACAACACTTCCGGATGTATAAGAACGTTTTACAATATACGCAGTAGTGCCGTCGTGCTCTAAGAATAATCCATTGTTAGCATCAAAGTATCCGATTCTCTGACGAACGTTTGTCTTTGGCTGCATTGTAAACGTGTTCATAACAAGAAGACTTTTTCCAGGTTGATAGTGGAAATATCTTTTTGTCTGTCTTACAACCTTATCACCGCTAGTTGTCCCAATAGTCAAGTCCATACTAGACGCATTTGATTTATGTGTAGTATTTGCTGTACCAGTTATTGAGATCGACCAATTTTTTGTGTCGTCAGTATATCTAAGGCTGTTATCAAATAAAGTATATGGTTCAGAAACACGGAATCTACCGAACGCATCGACCATTGTGCCAGCAGTTGTTAACTGGTCGGCAAGCATCATCACCTCATAACGAGTTGTGACTTGTCCGGAGTCGATGATCTTTTTGTCGGTACGATATTGTGCCATTAACTAATCCAGTTCTTAAATCTTTCGATAAACGATTCATGAATACCCATGCCCTTACGGACATCATGATACAGAGCATCTTTGTGAGCTTTACTCATGCCAGAAGGAGCCATCTTATGGAATGAATCCTTATCTCCTGCTGCAGCATGTTTACGCATGGAAGTACCGGAAGCCGATTCGATTCCACCTCCACCTTCCTTGCGTTCACCACCAACAGACTTGACCTTAATGCTCTTGAAGTTGTAGTATCCATGCCTCCCTTCAGCTCCATTATACCTGTGCAGCAGGTTGTGGAACTCATGGACACGGTCAGAGCCAACATGCATAGTTACATGTGAGTAACCTTGCTTGTGTAGCTTAGACATTTGATGAAGAAGTGTGGGAGCATCTTTGCCCATGGCTTCCACTTTTGCGCCTTTCACGGCACGTGAAAGATGCTTTACTTTTTGTTGAGGAGTCAGAGGATTCTTCTTAGGATCGTGAGATCCGGTTGTCAGAATCTTATGATCAGCATTATCCTTTTTGGCAGCATTCATGACATGCTTTACCACCATCTCGTGGCCAGCATGCACAGGATTAAATCTTCCTTGAGTGATATGAATCGATTTCATATAGATTTATCCCTATTGAAGTTAGCAGCCGAAAATTCTGAGCGATCAACGATCTTAGTAGGACGGTTGTGTCGTACTACCACAAATCCTTCTGGCTTTGATTTTTTACCACCAATGCTGTGTTCGAACTCAGCATGAGTTGAAAGAGCTTTTGCGAGAACATCTTTTGCTTTTTGAAGGTGATGATGCATCTTTAGAATGCGATCGATGTGTTGACGGTTACGCTGAACATGACCGATGTCAGATTCCATAGCAGAAGTCTTCGACGCTTTCGACTTTGCTGTCTTCACAGCGTCAATTTTTCTTGCGTGGCTTTTTGCGTAGTGCTGCATGAAGTCATCTACGTTTGGCTTAGTACCAGTTCGGACCGTGTGATTGATGTAGGTCTTCAATGGAATCTGGTGGCCTTCAAGAGCCTTATAAGATTCTGGTTTAGTCTTACGGTACAGATTTGCAGCAGTGGTGAGATGCTTAGCAAACTTTGCCTGTTGTTGAGGAGTATACGTTGAATTGCTCACTTCATGGTGAGTTGACATCAGGTGAACATCTTTATGCTTCTTAAACTGATCAAGCTTTGGAGCATATTCTGCTTTCATATCCTGTAGCTTTTTGCCATTGTATTTGGTATGAACGGCCACACCAATTTTGGAAGCAAGAGCTGCTTTGCCATGAGGCGAATCTTTGTGTGAAGAGTAGGTGATAGTGTTAGGAGTGAAGTGAACCTTATCCTTGTGAACATGCAGATCATTGTGAGTGTGCATGATATCACCTTGAAAAACTCCGCGCTTTGGAGTCACCTTTGGAAAGTGATCGAGAGCAGCCTTGAGTTTCTGAACCAGACCAGGAGCATGACCATGGTTGCGTTCAATATCTTCGTGAGTGTAGTTGATCTTTGGATTCTTATTGAAAGCAGACTTTGAAGCAACAAAGAATCTACCATTCTCTGGATTCGTACCAAACACGACAGAAGGAGATCCATCGTATTTCATGGTTACTTTTGTTTTGTTATTTTTTCCAACAAGTAGATCGTGCACATCTTTCAGGTTATGAAAGGCATGTGAGAATCCTTTGTGGCCAGCATTGATCACATGATCTTCTGCATGCTCAAGGTGCTTGAGCTTGGTTTCATCGATATCTTCTGAGAGAAAAGATTTGAAGTCTGTCATTTGATTGTCTTTATCGATCCATCTGGCTTAACAAAATAGGCTTCGAACTTAATGTTTGGATACTCTTTTTGAAGATCCAAAAACGCTTTGAGGTTACTCATTGCATCATCATAAAGTCGAGTTTTTGTATAGTTCTGAGTATTTAGGTATTTTCGAAACACAACCTTTTTCGCTTCGGCTGGTGAATCAATTCCAAGATTGCCAGACCGCTCAACGTGCATCTGGTCGATTGGAAGACCATGATCGCGGAAAGTCTGAAGGAACATTTCCTTATCGTCAAAGTCAGCTCGAGCAGTTACGATAATCGCTCGGCTATGAGGATTCTTTTTGGCTTTCACAATTGCTCGAGCCTTATTGATCATCCTTACAATCGGAGTCGAGGTCTTACGAAACACTTCGGCTGAAGCAAACTCTTTGAAGTCATATTCTTCACCAGGCTTACGCTTGTAGGTATTGAATTCCTGGTTGTCCAACATTCGAACAACCTTACCATTCTTGACTACGGCAACCTTAGCCTTGGTATGGAACAGAGTCTCATCGATGTCGAACATCGTGAGAGTGCCAGAACCGACAAAATTTCGAAAGCGATTTATCTTTTTCATATTATTCTTGTATCATGTTTTCAAAATAATGTCAACTATAAAAAGCACGAAAGGTTCAAATTTTTTTCAATAATTTTTACTGATTTTCCATCAACAGGAGCGATATTAAATGGCGACTTTGATCCGGCAGGAATGCTGAACTGCATTTCAAATGTGAACTGATAATTGCCACCACCTTTGTATTGAACACGAGCTCTATATGTGGCTTTCGCAGATGAACCGAAACGAGGAACACCTTTTAGCTTTAAAGGATTTCTACTTCCCATGAGATAAAAACCGTGAGTTCCTACATTCACATAGAAAGTGTCTTTTTTGACATAATACTCTTCAATCTTCGATGCCGGTATAGATCCTTTAATGTCTTTGAAAAGAACTTTATCTCTTTCGTACATCTCTCTGTTGGTCATGTTTCCAAAGAAAGCTTTCCACTCATTATCCTTTTCACGCTTAGCCGGCTTTTCTTTCCATTCTTTTTTGATGATATCAAAAATCCCAACTTCTTCTGCTAGCTCTTTAATGAAGAGCTTTTCATCTTCTGTTGACTTGATATCTCCAAATTTCCATGGATTCTTTTTGTCTTTTGAATCATATTTGATAACAAGAGATCCAGCAGATGCTGCAGATATTTTAAGTTCACAACCAGATTTTTGATTATCTTTCATAATAATAAGATCTGGCTGATCGTGACCAGCGCCAGCAGGCCTAAAGTTTTTAGGGACTATTCCATATTTCTTTAATAAATCTGAAGCGTTAACTTCATATTGAAATCCCTGTTGTGCAGCCATAAGAAACTCCTTTCGTCTATTTATTAGACAAAAAAAGGCCAGCCCTTGAGCTACGCATCAGAGGGGCTGGCCGTGTTAATCTTATTTATAATGTTATGCTGCGACTTGAAACCATTCCGGAATTGGCCGCTTGGACCAAGCCATCTTGAATCGATCCTGTTTAGTCTGATAGAACTTACGGTAGGATCCTACAATATCATTGTAATCCATACACTCAGGATTCGACTTCATGGCCAGTGGGTGAGGTGTCTTATATCCAATAGGAATATTAGTTGGAAGCCTCTTGAGTGGCTCACGAAGCAACGTATCAGTTGAATGGACCTTGCCATAACGATACGTATACTCGTCACACAGAGCTACAAAATGAACATAATGCCAGTTGTAGTTATTGTTGCTCTCGGCCGTCCAGACCGTACAAGGATGGTGCATGTGCACTGCCTTGTAGAAGATATCCTCGCGTTCATCTGGTAGAGTCCAGTACTTTGACATGGTCTTGCCAGACTTCGAAGGCTTACGGGTCTCAACGCCGTCAAGCATACGATGAACCGTCGAGAGCATCTGAGCTGACTCGACAATCATCTTCACGACGTGCTTGTCACACTGTAGTTGAGCTGCAACTACAGGATCATTATCTAGAACAAATAGATTCATGGAAACATCTCATCACTATTTAGCATTTCATCTCGCTCCTCGAGCGTTATTTTGCTGGTAATTAATCCATACACCAAAAGAGAAATAATGAACACCATAAAAATGAGCAGCATTACACCTGAATCCCTGTTACCTGTTTGAGATATTGCGTGGCAACCATCTGACTGGTTTCAGTGGCTCCCATGATTACAGTATCAGCAACAATCACATTCGAGTCAGGTGCAGACATCATCCATGGCATCATGGCAAATCCCTGCGGACCCATGCCAACAGCACGAGGCTTGATCAGCTCAGTTACTCCTCCCTCCTGCTTTACACGAGAGATGAGCTCTTCACCAGAGATGAGCTTGATACTATAAACCTTATTCTGTTCCATTATATTCTACCTTATGCACAAACTTAAATTTTTGTTCGTCAGACCATCCTTGAAGATAATCATTATCCTCGTTGAAGACGCGAAGATACTCTGCATCATTAATCTCACGGCAGCTAGTAATCGACTCGTCGATGTGTTCCTGAGACATCTCTTCAGCCTCGTTCATCGTTACGGTATCCTTTGCATGCTCTGCAGAGTCACACTCGATAACGTAACGAATTCGATGGTAGGAGATCGTCTCAACGAGATACTTAGGCATTGAGACCCATCTCCTTCAACTGCTCAGGAGTTGCATACCACTTGAGGATCAGCTCGAATGCTTCAATGTGCTTCTGAATCTCAGCATCGTCTGCTTCCTGGTCGCCATATACAAAGATGTGCCGGCCACGACCAAGATCGTCTGCTAGTGTGTCGTAACTTTTACGCAGCTGACCAACAACGATTTCGTCAACCATATCCCAATTCAATTCAATTTTATAACCACTACTCATATTAAATCTCCTTCAAACGATTCTTAGCTTCTTCTAGTTGCTTTTCAAGATCACTAATAACTGAGTTCAGATCATCCTTTTCTTTATTTTCAAAGGGTGTAAACTTCTTGATTAGATTGCGAACAACAACATCAAAACCATCTTCAAGGTGTTCGATTCTAATATCAACACCATAAACATTCAACTCGTAACCAGATTTATTACGACTACGATATCCAGTGAGAGTCTTGCCGTTATAGATGAAGGAAAACCAATCATCATTCGATTGAATGTCTGCATTACCAGAGACCCTAGCGTCACCATAGACCCTAGCGTCACCATAGACCCAAGCGTCACCAGAGACCTCAGCGTCACCATAGACCCTAGCGTCACCATAGACCCTAGCGTTACCAGAGACCCCAGCGTTACCAGAGACCCAAGCGTTACCAGAGACCCCAGCGTCACCATAGACCCAAGCGTTACCAGAGACCCTAGCGCTATCAAAAACATTTTTCATATCAATCTCCATTCGTTATATTTTCAATATAACTCATTTTCACAATAATGTAAACAAAAATCACCACTCGGGTCCAAATGTTTTCTCAGTACGCTCATAAATCTGAAACCAGTCTACACCATACGCGGGGCAGACATGGATACGTTTCGGAAGGTTGTTCTGATCCTTCTCACCACCTTCACCGCAGATGAAGTAGATGTTACCCATCTTCTCTGCTAGTCCTGTATGCTTGACAAGCGAGTAACACTTACGAAGCATCGCAAGCTCGCCTTCATATGCTTCAGTTTCAAGGTTCATTAGTTGTAGTTCCTATCACGTGTTACAAACTTTTCAAGCACTTCGTGCAAGTAATCACATAGCAATTCATATTCACGGTCCTCATCAATCTTACAATCAAAGTGATTAATCAGAAACGAATGTAGGTCTAAACACAAACTATCGATATCATCAGGGCTCATTTCAACTTCCCATCATATGTTCTCAACCAAGGTTGTCCAGCATCTCTCAACCATGGTCCCTCGACTCTGCCGTGTTCATATCCCACTTCATAAGCAGCACGAAGCCATTTGAGAATTAGATCATTGTAGCTTGGCTCGGGGCTATTGATATCATCCATCAGACGATACATTCGAGGACCAGAAAACCCTTCTTGCTCATCCAACCATTCATCAAACGTCATCACCACTCTCCACTTCTATATTTGTAACTGTGCTTCTTGAGAAAATTGAGATGTCCGCTCATAGCAGAACCACAAACAAACTTCTCACCCTCACGAAAGAACACATCATTGAGATAGAATGGTTTGATCACACGATCCCCGTTCCAGCATGGATAATCAGGAATCTGAATGTATCCGTTGTCAGATAGGTACTTGCGAAGAGCAGCGAATGCTGGGTGGTCTACGTCCTTTGCGATTGTACCATATGATCCACCACCCGTTGCTTTGATATACGTAAATGCCTCGTTGCACGAAGTCAGATACTCTTCTTTGATATAGAAGCACGCATAGAACACATCTTCATCAAAGTGAAGTTGCTTCGGTTCCTTACGGATATCATCGAGGATCTGATTAACTACAGATGCAGGGATGACGTTATTCCAAGACATTACTTCTTCTCTCTATGCTTCACACCAAGGTTATAGAAAAACTCTCCGGTCTTGAACAAAAGATAACCAGGAACGGCAAGAGGCAACACCGTCGGCCACAAAAGAACAGCAAAAACAATAGGAACACTTAGTTCTTCAAACGCGTATCGATCTCTTTCTTCAGTACGGCCATAACGATAGAGTGCATATGCTCCAGTGCAAATTACACCAAGAATCCAGATCAAAAAAATACCCATTATTCAGTCACCTTCTTATAACGATTCACAGTACCATCAGGTTCAACGACCATCACTTCTTTCATGACATCATTGTATGCCATAATTCGCTGTTCACCTTCTGCAATCACTCGATCACGATTACGAAGAGCACGAAGAACAGCATTGGCAATACCATACTTATTACGACCGGTATCCATTGCTTCCTGTGCAGCATCTGCGCATTGATGATAGATCTCATCTTCAATCGACCATGAGTAGTCAGATGCAGCACTCAGATCTCCGACTCGCCGGAGATACTCTTGCCCGCCATCCACTGCGATAGCACCACACTTGCATGTTACAAAGTCGTGACGGTGCTTCGAGAAGATGTAGTCATCACATTTGTTGCAGATCACTGCGTTTTGTACAATCATGCCACTAGCCTTTCATGAACCATTCGAATATGTTTGCACTTACTATGGAAGTTGAAGCCGGTGCAATTACAGACCCAGCCACGATCAGTCATTGTGGTGTGATAGGTCTTACCTTTTGAGTTTGTGTATGGCCACGAGAAGCCAATGAGATGATGGCTATCAAAGTTAATACCATCAAGCTTGAGAGGAGTCTTGAACGGACTCACACCATCAACGTACATCATTCGAAGATCCATCCACCGATCGGACTGTAAGTCATAACGGTTTCATCGAACTCGTTATAGACAGTCGATTCGAAGCCGGCCTTCTCGGCCGCTTCCATTGCATCATAAAGACTCGATCCTTCATAGACCGAGTAGCCGAAGTTTGTGAGATATGTTCTAACCATGATTTAGTTCTACCATTGTTTGATAAAAATGTCAACCAAAAAGAATTATCAGCACACATAAAAATATGAAACCATAGAGTGCAAAACGGAAAATATGCTTGGCGGCCTTGAGTCCGATCCAAAGAAAGAGACCCAAGACCGCCAAGAACGGCACCGACATGAGGAGGAGTAGAAGACTCAACCGCGCCTCTTGCCAGTCGCCGGGTCGGCCGCATCAGACTTGGAAAGGACAACAAGTCCGCCTTTGTTATAGGCTTGGCCGACGATATAATTACTGCTGACTTCGAGCTTTGCGCGCTCGTAGCTCAGGTCCTTTGTGAAATGTGCACCAATCTCGTTTTGAGAAGGATACTTTGTACGATGATCTGAGACATTGTACTGTGGCATTGGAGTGCCACGAAGCTTCGGCTTATAGTTACCTTTACGGTACTGGATATATTCATCCAGAGTCTTTGGTTTGATGCCGAGCTTTTTACAGCGCTTACAATCTTCGCGCCAGTCCATAGCCCATTTAGTAAATTTGCTGTCGCTGAGCTTTGACTTGCGCTTACGATTTTGAGTGGTGGTGTAAGCAGGACCAAGAAGATGCATTGTCATAACGTTACCTCCAGATTCTGTTATACACCACCACTCATATAATGTCAACAATTAGTTACCAGTGTTGACGATACCCTTGAAGTCGTAAGGAACAACAATGGTCTTGACCTTGCCTTCCTTCACAGCTTCGGCGATGGTCACGATAGCAGTCGCTTCCATGTACTTGGTAGCACCGGCGTTCGCGTTCAGCGCAGCAATACGCTCGGCTTCCAGCTTAGCAGTACGAACTTCGACTTCCTTCTGCTTCATCTCGTTCTGTGCCTTCACAAGAGCGTTGGCAGAATTAACAATGGTATCGGCAGGAAGGATCTGACGAACGAGGATCTGCGAAATCATGATCGAGTTTGCAAGCTTTTCAGCTTCAAGCTGCTTGACAATCTCATCGCGAATCTTCATTTCGATTTCAGCACGGCTGTCAGCCATCTTCAGCGACTCGTACTGACGAGCAACCTTGTAAGCTGCGTTACGACCAAGCTGACGAACGTAGTTGTACATCAGAAGAGTATAACCATCGTCGGTCACGGCATGGAATCCACGATTCTTTTCGATGTAGATTTCAGCAGCCGAGCCAGGATTGACCGAATAGACGATGGCCATATCGAAATCCTTGATGGTCGAGTTATCAGATGCCAGAGGAGTAAGATCACTCACGTTGACCTGAACATCCTTGATCGGGAAGTGGAGAACATCGCCAAAGATGGTCTGATTGAACGAGCCAGGCAGAAGTTCTTCCTTCTTCACCTGCTTGTCGAAACCAACGCGAACACCAACTTCGCCGGTTTCAATACGGCTACAAGCTGAGGCGGTGACAGCAAGAACCGAGACCAGACCAAGCTTTACAAAACGATTCATTATATTCATTCCTTTTGATTAAAAAACAGTAACAAAAATACTAACAAAAATTATTGTAGTGAGTAGACAAGCAGCTAGAACACCCAACTTATTTTCGAAGAAATGTTCCAGTTGATCAACACTCATATTCTTTATAATATGATACCCAAAATATGTACACCAAAAAATTACAACAAAAGCAAAAATACCTACAATCATTATATGCTCCTATTAACCAGGACCACTTCCGTTGCCCCAAGCGTGGACAGGACCAGTATAACCTACATATTCCCAACGCTTATCGATGCGAGCTTGAACTTCATCGAAGTGCAGAGGCTCATAGTTAGTATGCTCAACCGAGACACACAGATAACGAGGATCAGGCTCGGTAACAAGACCAGTCATGGTCCCGTGAACCATGTTGGTTCTTGTCCACATTACCTCATTCGCATGCAGGTGGCCATGAACGTTCACCTTGAATCGTTCAGTCACACAGTCAGGATGAAGAGGAATATGGCTCAGGATGAACTTATCCACAAACACACGAACACCGTGCAGCTGTTCGAAACCAACATCGCGATACTGCTTGTCCTTGAAAATATCATGGTTACCACGAACCAGGATCTTGCGACCGTTCAGACGGCTCACCAGATGCAGAGACTTCTGGTTGATAACAACGTCACCGAGGTGGTAGACGGTATCACCAGGCTTGACCTTGGCGTTCCAGCGCTCGATCATAGTCTCATCCATCTCCTCGGTAGAGGTGAACGGACGCAGCGGACTGCCGTCAGCCAGCTTGAACTTTTCCCATGAGTTCGTGTGTCCGAAGTGAGTATCGGAGATAACGAAACGATTTACAAACTTTGTCATAATCTTCTTCTACACCAAATTTGAATTAATGTACATAGGTAATTTTAGTGAAGCCTTCACTCATTAGCGGCATCTCATAGCTATCCACCATTCGATCAAGAACTTCCTGAGGAATGGTCTTGCCAGGACGAGAGTCCAGACGCCGCTTCCATTCCTCAGGTTCCGGTGTCGGGAACACAACGCACTCGATCTCATATCTATAGAGCTTCAGTTTCTGAATGAACTTAGCACGAGACTTTGCAGTCAAGTTAGTGCGATCGATATACAGATCGTGGCCTTCCTGAGCCGCAAACATCATACGTGCGACCATAGCCATATCTGCAAAGCGGATTGTCTCCTTAAAGATCTGATCATAGGTAAAGCCGTATTCATCGGCCAGACCGTTGATGATGTTATCAGTAGAGACGATCCATGCGCCCTTAGTCCGGTTCTTGATAAGCCAAGTCGACTTGCCAGAAGCAGGAACACCGACGAGAATAGTACACTTAAGCATTGTAAGTTACTCCAGGAAACCAAGCAGTACGAATCTCTTCGTACTTGGCATTCTTGGTCAGGTTGTTACGAATAACATTCTTGACTGCATCGATGATCTTATGATCGTCCTTCTCACCCCAGCACTTGAAGATCGTAGCACGAGTGTACTGATCGAACTTCGGGCCGATCTCGAGAGCAAAGGTCTTACGATCAATGTTCTCATCACGGATATGCTCAAGCATATTGCTGATCAGCTGAGCCTGACCATACACTTCGATATTGAACAGATACTCAAAACGACCAAGCTCGAAGCGATCCTCAGCAGGCAGATGAGCCTTGATGTCATCTAGCTTCTCATCCAGAATCAACTCGACGATGTTACGATCCTGCAGGATCGCTTCCTTCGCCTTGTGAATCTGCAGGTACCAGTGGCACTTCAGCTTCAACATAT